ATAGACTCAATCTTGAAGTCTTTGAGCATGAATACATCAGGTTGACCAGCAGCATCAGTACCAATGTAGTAAATTGAATTACCGTAGACAGAAAATCCTGCGAGGTAAGTGTTAATCTTGATGGGAGTGTCGTTGCGCTGGAGAGGAGAATCAGGAGCAGCGTTAGCAGCATCCCAAAAATATTCCACTGACTCTTTACCAAAAGCAATGATATAATTGTTAAGCTTAGCAATACGAACTACAAGGTCAGCTTCCATTTCCGCAGCAATGTAGATAGTTGACCACGTTAGGGGATCATTCAAATCGCTGTTGTAAATGTCTGCGGTGTTAGTTTTAACCAGAAACAAATAACCATCTAGGAATACAGGGTTGGGTTGGTGAGCAGGAAGGTCTACATCAGCACAAGTGACAACAGTGTTGGTGCTGTCAATGGTAATGAGGCCTGACACTGCTGTGCCGTCTGTAGCCACAATCTTTACCGTACCATCATCGTACAGAAATTCACAGAAGCCAACAGGACCTGTGGTTGTAGCGAATACGTTGCTGAGAGTGACACTAGCAGCAGTAACCACGTTGTACACATAAATGTCGTTATCTACAGCATAGAACAGTTTGGTTTGATCTGCCCAATACCACATGCCACGAATGTTGCTAGCAGCTACGCTGGCTACAACTGAAGAAGTGCCAGCACGCTTCATGATAAACTTACGTTGGTCACCAGCTTTGCTTTGTTTCACAACCTCCATAAAGACGTTTAGATAATCCTCATCCTTAGCAGCAGCACCACCATCCCGGAGAGCAATCTCTCGAAAAAGAGACACCCGATCCGAAGAGTAGGTGTCCATTGTTGGGGTTTTACTGAAGGCCATTATGTACGTCTTTCAGGAGCAAGGAAGAAGGAAGCATCCTCTTGTCCTACAGCCAAGGCGTCCTCAGTGTACATCTTAGCCTCTTGGAGAAGCATCTGACGGTCTGGAAGGGGGATACCCCACTCAGGAGCTAGTCGCACAGCAGTGTGGTAAATAACCGCGTTATACCACTCTTCAGGAAAGTCGAGCGTTTCTGACGCTGCTGTGAAGTATTGGTAAGGACGCTGATACACCAGAGTTACTGTATCGGTGTTAGTAGAAGGAGGAGTGGGCCACAAACGCAACGTACCATAGTTGATGTTTGGAGCGTAGTTGATCTTAATGGGACTCCCTTCTGAGCTAGCAGGGAGAATGTTGAAGTCTTCACGAGACACCAGTTCCATAGGAATCTTGGTGTTTGTTGAGGTTCTAAAAGCTTGGAGTAGTTTGACAGGAAAGAGAGTATCTAGAGTGTACCCATCCCCAATAGTGTAGGTGGATGTAGTAGGAGTAAAAGTATATTCGTCACGGGCCCATAGAGGCATCCCAATGGCTTTCAGTTGAGCAATTACACCATTACACGCTACTTGAGCATCTGCAAGGTTTTGTGCGCTAGGAGTTTGACCCTCTGCAATTACCCCCAGCTTCCGCAAAGAAGCTGTGAGCATTTGGTCACGGGTCATTTGATATGAATAGGTTCCGCTAGTTGCCATGATTATACCTCATGTCCGTTAGTAAATAGGTCTACAAGAATAGAATAAGCAACTGCATTGTTGTCTGCCTGCATACAATCAGCTTCACCTAGATCAGCATAACCCGAGCTAGTTGCTACGTTACATACACCAACAAACGTGTCAGTACCATCTTTAGAAACAAAAGTGGGGAATGCTTTTTCCCCATGCACCTTAATTAAGGTTTGTTCATGTCGGGGCTCCCAGCATGAATGACATACTAAAAGCCCCGTCCACTCTTTTCTAATTTCTGTTGAGGGATACCAAAACCCACAACGATGGCAGGTAACTTTCCAACCCTTCCCCGGCCATCCAATTTTTTTCATTTGTCTACCTTATGCCTCAGGTTATCTTTAATTTCTAGCAGAGCTTCCATAATCGGTTTGAGGGCATCTTGTAGCCGGTCATACCGAACGTAGTCTATACCAATCTTGACCTCTAGTTTACTTAAGTCTTCTTTAAGCTGCATCACCGCATCCCAAAGGGTGCGACTAAACCAACCAAGAGCACCAGTTACAGCAGCTAAAAGAAACATAAACATTGTCTGCCACTCCATCATGTGCCCCTATCCCGTCGATATTCGCAGGCTCCGATTGAGGGAGGGTTGTACATTTGTACACCACATAAGTCTCGGCGATAGCCTAGATGAGTACCAGCAGATTTAAGAACACTGTTGGTATTGGTAGGAACACCATTCACATTCAAATAGGTTTCTCCACTGTTTAGGCTGCTGGTAGAAAAGCTGTGTGCTGCATTAAACTCGGTAAGGGTGTTGTACACCGTAGCACCAATTTTAAACGTAGCAATGGGGCTGTAGTAGTTTTTAGTAAACACCCATTTAGAGTTGTTTGCTCCACCAGAAGCCATGTTAATGTGGACACCACTTTGAGTAAAAGCACAGTTGCGAGCAGTGATGTTAAAGTTTGCACCAAAGGTAGTGGGGTTACCCGACACGTTAATCGTACCTACAGTCCCAGCAAACTGGTCTTGATTACCCATCATGGTGCAGTTCTCAATGAGCACCGTTCCATCTAGTTCTGTAACGTTGTCATCACCTGTGTCAAAGAAAGGAATGAGGTTGGACCCATTACGCACTACATGACGGATAGTGATTGAAGCACCAGTCGCTAAGATTTGAGCAGGTAGGTTGGAAGAACTACGAACACGGATACATTGCTGGGTGTTGTTTCCTGCCCAATAACCACGTTCAATGAGAATGCTTCCTCGAATATCGTTCAGCATAAACCCACACTGAGAGTCGGGACGATCACTAACTACGTGGAACCGTTTAACACTAATACCACCTGTACCATCCATAAGCAGCATAGTTTGTTTACTATTATCCCGTTTATGGAAGAATAGATCAGAAAATGTGTAGTTGGCTTCATTACGACCAGTCTTATGAAACAATTGTACACAATCCCCTGTAGCGGGTAAAGGTAAGTCATCCCAAGTAGTGTTGGGAAACTCATAGTGCATGTAGCGAACTACATCAACTGATCCCGCACGATATAAGTTAAGGACCGTACTACCAAACACACATAAGTCTTGGGAAGCCCGGCTTAGCCGGCCATATTCCATAGTAATGTCATGCTTGTAACCTGAGAACCCAGCACCTCCCGCACCAGAAACCATAAAGCGACGAAAAACTGCGCCAGGGTTGGCATCAGTAGCGGAAGAACTGCCACACACAATACCAGTGCTATTAGTGCTATTGCAGAGCACATGGAAGTCAGTCATTGTAGTGTTGCTACGGGCAATGGGAATAGAAATACCTACTCCTGACAGGCCCCGCATATCCAGTACCCACATACCCTCATGACTACCAGCAGTGCGTACTACCTTGGTGTTTACAAGCTGGGATACATCATCTCCAGGCAAATTGATGTAAAGCACATTGGAAGCAACCCCATAACCTTGGTAGGTTAGGCCGTTGTTTGGTACTGAGATGATACCTCCGGTACTATACGTACCGTTTTTAATGTTAATGGTGTCGTTGTTAACTACAGTATGACTACCTGTTTGTCCTGGAATAAGTTTCCAAGGAGTACCAGTAGTTAGGCCGTCGTTCGCTTCGAGTCCATTCTCAGGATCGACATAGTAAGTTGCCATTACACAGCATCCACATAATAGACAATATAAGTGCCCGTGGTCAAATCAACATAAATACCGTTGTCCATAAGAACACCCACACCAGGACCTGCGGGATAAAGTAGGGCACCAGCAGTTGCAGTGGCTTCCGTGGTAATAGGTGCTACACCTGACGCAGCAGTGTTATCATACACAGTGACGTTAGTACCAGCAGTTACAACCTTGATGCCGTAGAAAATACAGGCACCAGTAACCACTACACCGTCAGCACTAATCACAGCACTTTTCTTAACCACGGGCCCGCCAGCTAGGCGGTTGAATTGAGCAAGTTCTCCTGAGAGAGCAGCAAAGTCAAGTTGACCAGTAGAGTTGCCTTTTGCGGGAATCCATTTCCCAGGCTGGCCGTTCCATTCTTCGGCCGTTTTGACATGGATTGTAGCGTGTTGTCCCATATTGAATTTTCCTTTATAAAATTCGGCTTTCGCTTGAGGGGTTAGAAATAAGGAGGGGGCTTCGCACCCCCATTGGCGGCATGTTCTTTTTGAGACATATCCGCTTATTGTCTATTAATCGTCTACACCTTCACCACTACCGGCAACGAAGTATTCAATAGCTACATAACCCGTGCCACCAGCAGTGCTGGAACCAACGGTGTAGGTTGAAAGAACTACCTTGTCTTCGGTGAGTTTAGAGAATAGACCAGTGCCGGCTGAAGTGCCTGGATTAACCAGGCCCACTTTCGTGGTAGCCATAGAGAAGGCTGAGAGGATAGCACTTGTGGTGCCACTCCAACCTAGCACAAAGCTACCAGCAGCCGTTGTAGCATCAACTGTTTGGTTGACGTGTACACCGATAATCACAGCGTCCTTAGGAATAACACATTTCGCTGTAGAACTGTCTGTACGCGCAATGGGGATGATCTTAGTGATAACATCACGCCCCTTTGGATAAGACAGGCCAACTTGAGCTGAAGTAAAGCTAGCCATGTCGTTCTATCAGACGCCGGGTGAAGCGTAAATGCCGCGAGGATCAGTCCAGCCGAACGCATAGCGAGCGGTGGCCTTATACTTGGCATTCTCAGTGTCGAAGTCTTCATCCATACCGAAGGCATCACCACGCCGCTCGAAATACTTCAGACCATCCTTAACGTCAGTCAGGATGAACCAAGCATCGGTATCCACGAGGTAATGGTTAACCACAACTTCAGGAATCAGACCGGCAGCCTTGATGGCGTTCAGGTCATTCAGGTCAGTACCAACACGACCCGTGGTTTTCAGGATACGATCCGCTTCCCACATCAGTTCCTTAGGAATGATGAGCTTACGGGGACGGACAGCAATCTTCAGACCACGATCATTGGTGAAACCAGCAATGTCAATGGCAGCTTGTTCAAGAGCCGCTTCTGACAGGTCCACCGCAGTGGCTACGCCGTTAGTGTAAGTGCCACCAGCAACGTTGGGGTGGGAGGGTGAGCCACCACCACCAGCAGAAGCTACCAGGGAAGCACCGTCACCACCAGTGTACGTAGTTGAGAAGGCACGGTTAAAGACGTTAGCACCGACAATCTCTTTGGTTTGACGCATTGAGAAAGCAAGGCTCTGACTCTTCTTCTTAGCCACAACATCATACAGGTCATCTTCATAAGCTTCACGAGTAACAATGAAACCTAGGGCATAGGTTACATGTTGGTAACGTGAAGTGAAGCCTTGACGAGCGGTGTCATAAGTTACGGGAGAACCCTCACTCTTGACAACAGCAAGACCAAAACCTGAAGTACCTACGTCCTCTTCAAAAGCACGACGTGAGGTGTTCTTTTCAAACAGTTTATCCCATTCAACGGGATATTCAGAATATGCTTCGCCGTACCATTTATTGACACCAGGCCAAAGGTCTTTTACAAAGCTGGAGGTAGTAATTACGCCACTCATTTAAATATCTCCTTAGATACCAGTGGTGCCTACGCTCTGATACTGATGGCGGTTCCATCGTACCCAAACGCGGCAGGAAGCACCCATCTCATTATCAACTGAGGGCTTCAGGCCCAGGATTTGGAAGTTGAAAGTAGGAGTAGTTGCTTTGGTTGTAGTGCTGATCGCAGCAGTGCTTGTTGAAGTTGCGACGGTACGGGTCAGACTGTTAGCGGTGTTAGTGTGGTTGGCGTTCAGGCCAATATCAACGGCAGCAAGAGTAGCAGATGTATCGCACTCAGCTTCCATGATAATGTCGGGAGCGTCAGCTACCATAACATAACCAGCACCTGAAGCTGCAATTTGAGCAGCAGCAGGGATATCCAGCACAGTAGAGCCCGTGGTCATTTTACCAGCAGGATCAAACTTGCTATGGTAAATACCAACTACAATACCGATAGGAACATCAGTAGTACCACAGAGGTCTACGGTAGCAATACCGTTAACGTCCGCAGTGCCACCAAGCTTGACAACATCCCCGACGAGGATTTCGTCAGTGGCGCTGGCAACATAATAAATGTTGGCTTGCCCGTTGTAGGGGCTACCGTTTAGATGTTTAACGGGTTTAAAGCCGTTAATACGAGGAGTGTTAGCCATTGGTTTATCCTTTTAAATTAAACCAAGGCCCGGAGATTTAAACTTTGCTGGGGAGATAGTCTCCAGCTTTCCGAGCCTCTTGTTGCATAGCGGCATCAATCTCGTCAATCTGTTGTTCTTTGATAGCTTTGTCTTCATTATAGTAATCCAGCTTTTGTCGCATAACGACAGCCTTCATACCTTGACCAACAGAAAAGTGAGCGATTGAGCCAATGGAGGCCGTATTGTCTACACGCTTATCACCAATAGCACCGAGAGCAGCTTTATCAACAAGTTCATAACCTTGTTCTTGTAGCTGTGACACTCGATCATCAATGTCGTTAACAACACGGTAGACATACCCAGCTTCTTTGTTCTTTACGCTTAGGCGATTACGAACGCTGAGGGGGGTACGACGGGGACGGGCACTTGCCTCGGGGGTAGAGGGGGTTCTAGCCATATTTTGCTCCTTACTTAAGCTCGCCAATCTTACGTAGATCGGCAATGTACTCTTCTTTGGTCAAGACTCCTTGACGGACTAAATCATTCATAATTTTGCGTTGGTTGTCAGATAGCTTTGCATCATCACCACCTACCCGTTTGTTTGGAATGCCACCACGGGGCTTATCCAGATCGGGAGCTTCTTGCTTGTTGGGGTTGGTGAACTTGGTGGGAAATTCTTTACGTACAGCCTTTTCCACTTCTTTCAAAACTTCCGAAGGAGTCATACCGGACTGTGCCAGTTTTGCACCTTCTTCATCTGCATACTTACGCATGTAACCGGTGGTGTTATACCAGGGGTTGCGATTCTGGAACGCCTTCCATTCAGGATGTTCTACAGTCTCTTCGACAATAGGGGTGTCCTGAATACGTTGAATCTGAGCATGCTGGGCCTCAGCCTTTTTAATCTCATCATCAATCAATTCAAATCGATCACCATCACCATCACTGAGAGCCTCTTTACGGGCCATCTTTAGTTGGGCAATAGCTTTCTCTACAGCAGTTTGTTCTACGCGGGTGTAGTGCGTTTTAAGAGCTTCTAGGGCCTTAGTGACATTCTTGAGTTGCTTACCAGTGTGTTCAATTTTCTCGAACAGTGGTTGACGACGAACAAACTCCTTAGCATCAATGAAATCTTCTTCATCGCCTTGGAACTCATCCTTGGGCCGCCAGCCCATTGCAATTGCTTTATCCTCAATTGAGGGAGCAGGTGCCGGAGTGTCCGGGACACCAGTGTCAACTTCTTGATTTTGTTCTGTCATAGGTCTTCCTTAAAGATAGCTACTAGGTCTTCATCATTGATAATGAGAAACACCTCTTCTGTTTTGGGGTCTTGAATAAACTTACCACCAAACTTGGCAAAGCCAATGGTGTCGCCTACCGCTAGTTCCCCTACATAGTCTTCATGGCACTTAGGGCCAATTTGTAAAACTACACCTTTATCCACATTGATTTCCTCTTTGCGTTGGGAAGTCTCCGTGAGAAAAATACCCGCTGCGCGGGCTGCTGCAAAAACCTTGTCATGCTCTTGGATTTTGTGGGGCTTCACAAGAATCCGGCATCCGGTTACTTTAATTGGCATTAACTCTCCTCAGAGAAAAATGGATTATCTTCTAAGATTTCCACAACGGCTGTTAGGTAGCCCTGGTGGAACTTCAGGTCTTCAGCATTCCAAGTCAGAACAGTGTTCTGTTTTTCCTTCAACGCTTCTTTAAGCGCATAGATGAAAGCTTGGGTTACTTCTTGCTGCCGCCATTCGCGGATTTCGAGGTTGCTGATGGTTTTGATTTTGCCAACTCCTTATTCTGTTGAAGTTTCTGTTGATGGGCTTGGTCACTTTGAACAAGCTTTTGTTGCTGCTTTTGTCCCTCAGCAGCGGTGAAAATACGAGCCATTGCAAGTTCTGAGGTAGCTTCCAACTGCATTTTCTCTTGCTGTTGTTGCATATCCTGGGCGTGTTCTTGCGCCTTCATCATCATTTGCATTTGGGCATCTCGACCCTTAAGCTCCATATCCTGTTGTTTAGCCTGCATGTCTAGCTGATTCTTTTGTTGGTCAGCTTGCATCTTGGCTTGAATAGCCATCAGTTTAGGATCAGGGGGAGGAGGAGGAACCTGACCAGACTGCTGCACTTCATCACTGAATAGCTCCTGCCAGTTGGGCTGTTCTTGAGCCTCTAACACTCGGGAGATCACCTTGATGGGGTTTAGCATAGGCCCTGCAATTTGCAGAAGTTCTACTAGGCCCTGGGCCTTCATGAGTTTTTCTTGGTTGGTAGTGGCAGTGGGATCAGCAGAGGGGATGATATCACACAGAGTTTTATCAAAATCCTCAGGACCTACCTGCATATCCAACACTTCAATCACATGGTTGGGATCAGTGTACAAACCATTGAGAGTAAAAATCTTATCAATTTCTTCAGCCAACGCACGATAGATGCGTTTGTAAACTGCGGTGAATACCTTCATACCCTGCTCGACAGTAGCCATCGTGGTAGTAGCAGGAGTGTTCTGTCCGGGCATCTTACCCGTAAAGATTTCAGCTACAGAGGCTAGTTCCTTAGCAGAGGTAATGAGAGTTCCAAGGAGTTGGAACAAGACAGCTGAAGGCTCCTTAGTAGGCAGGGGAACAATTTGCTTACGGAGGTCATCGGCAGTTGCATTAACTGGTCGCCATTCACCGGGACGCATTGATTGGTCCCCCATCTTGAGGCGTAGAGCCTTGCCGATAAACCCTGATTGTAGGTTATGTAAGTGTCCACTATCCACCAATTGGTTAATGAGGGTATTTACAGATTCATTAAGTGGGCCAAGTAGGACACCAAACCCAATATCGTAAAAAGAGCCATCTGGATTAGGAATAAAGCCAAATTTGGTGTACATTTGAATTGGCGTAATCTTTGCCACAGTTTTACCATCATCTTTAAGCTCCACATTATCTGTGTGATAACGCTTACTGATGCGTACAACTTTGGAAGAGGTGTATTCAAATGTTACAATGTAAGGCTCTGGATAATCGTCTTCGTCTAGATCAAGGAAAGTGTGTTGTTCAATGAAGGTGTAGGGGAGGCTGTTTGCATTAGTTTGTGCATCATCGGGCATCAAATTAGCAGCAGCAACCGGATCACCTAAATCCAACTCAGCAAAAATCCCTAGGTTTTGTTTCTCTTTCAGCTTACGCTTGGAAATATATTGTACCTCAGAGACTCGTTCAACCTCTTCTAGATTTTTCGTCCAGTAGTTGACAACAAGATTCTTGGGAAGAATGAGTTCGCTCTTGATGCGATCTTCACTCTTGTCATACCAAGTCTTCTTGAACATGGTGCCAACGATGGGAAGCATCATTAGCATCTTGTCCATGTCTTCCTCCCAGCCAATCATCTCATTCATGATTTGATAGGACATGTAGGTGGAGACACGCTGAGCCTTCTCATACTTCTCACCGGAAGGGTCTTTACCAACTACCCGTGACTGTACAATTTTACCGTTGGCAGGAACAAGAGAGGGATAACTCCGTGCAGCAAACTGCATAGCAGCAGTGGACACCAGGGGATATTTAACATTACTGGCACCAGCCCAAGGGTAGGTTTTATCCTCTTTAGCCTGCTTAGCAAGAGCAATCCACTCGTCAATGTTATCTTCCCATTCTGAGCGACTGTCTAAATCTTCATCGAAAGCTTCCTTGCACTCCTTACCAATAGAGACAAGTAAATCTTCATCAAGAGTGTCAACGAGGTTCGCTGATACCACGGCAATCTCTGGATTTTCTTCAATATCCTGTGTATGAGGATCGGCCTGCATAGGCATTTCCTGATTGTTGTAGTTCAAATTCGTACTCCTCTTCTTCCAATTCATTGGGAGTTGGAGCTTCTACTAGAGAATCCAACATAAGTCCTAAATATGAGAGGGCATCCACCTGATCGTCATGAGTATCACGGGGAAACCGCGTACATTCATCTTCAAAGGTCTGATACCAATCTCCTTGTTTGTCAAAATAAACAGAATGGGCCCGTACACGGGCTTGCATGCTTTTACCACGAGCAATTTTATCCTTGCCTCCGTGTTTTAACAGCTTGATGTTGGGAAATACACCAGTACGAAGCATTTCTTCCCGTAAGAACGGTCCAATTGACTTACTAACCTGCATTTCCTCAATACCTACAATCTCTGGCTGGTAAACTCGTTCCAAATTGATGATGGTGTCTACAATATCTCGACCATCCATACGCTCACGAATCACATCCAACACAAAAATACGTCTATATTCATCCACACCAGCAATTAGAAACACGCTGTAGTCTGATTTTTCTACTTCTGAGATGGCTAAGTCTACAGTGATATACAAATGTAGCTTCTGTAGCTTATGCTCATCGGTCATTTCCAGGAAGTCTTTACGCTTATAATAAGCAACAGACTCGTCAATGGGATAATTGAGGTATTCTTGACTATATACATCGGGCAAACCCTGTGCAATATAGGTGTCTCTCTTATCCTTTAGACGCTGTTTAGACCAAAGTTCAGGCCATAATATCTCAGAGAAATCTTCGTTGTGTGCTCGATATTTAATACCAAGCCACCCACCGGGTTTCAAATAGGAAAATAGCTTTAGAGGCATTTGCACCGAGGCTTTATCCCAAGGTTTAGGCATCAGGGTTTCTAACAAACTGTTCATATGGAGAATAGTACCTACCACACGAATAATACCTGTGCTGCTTAAACAAGGGAGAAGGGCACTGTTAAACCATCTCCGCATTTTGTCTCGACGTTCCTTGTTCATAACAAGCTCGTCGTTTTCCATATCGTCACAAAGAATAATGTCGGGACGACTACCATTCCAAATTAAACCACGAAGCTTTTGTTCAGCGCCTTTTGCAATGATTCTGAATTTATGCCCGTCGTTCATTAGAACAATAATGTCAGTTTCTGTATCCTTGATAAACTGAACTTTCCCGTCTTCATTCTTCTTAAGATCAAACAACTCAATGAGAGGTTGATTGTCTTGTAAATGTTCTTTCATGTAGCCAAGGAACATAGCTGCCTGAGATTCGGTGTCAGATACCAACACCATGAACTTACGCTCTCGGAACAGCAGGGTGGCTAGCCCATAGGAAACAGTGATGCCTGTAGTTTTAGCGTGCCCCCGTGGGGCTGCAATTGCTACCTGGGGTTGCTTGGAGCAACAAATATCCCAGGCTTCCTTGTGAAAATCTGGAGTATCTACAGGCTTATCAAATTTACTGAATAATACTGTTTTTACAAACCCCTCAATTACATTACTGTTGAGGGGGGTTAACGTTGGATTGTTTGACAAGACGGCCTACCATCCCTAATACTAGAAGCACTACAGCAATAATCAGTAGCGCATTAATCGGAAGAATCTCTTGAAACTTCGGAGGCAAAATTTGCCAGGAACCTAACAGAGCAAGGTTAATACCCTGTGCCTGCATTGAAATCATCTTCCACCAATCTTTTGCGTTGTCTACGAGTTTCATCAAATTCCCTTTTTACTCTTTTGGGATTTCATACTCCCGTCCTTGTTTCTGGCGAAGCTTCTATTCGCTGACTTGGATACCACTCTAGTATTGCTCTTAGCAGAACTTCCTCCTTTTGAAAGGGGCTTAATGTGATCCAGGTCTTTTCCGTCGCCTTTAGATGTTCTGCCACTTGCGTTAGATTCGTTGCGAGCAATTGTTCGTTCTGACCTATTGGCTCGTTGTTCTGGCTTACTGTGGTATTTTGCATATTCGGTTTTATAATCCCGCTTCCCGTTCTTCATGTATGGAATTTTGTTTCTCCTCGGTGATGTATACCACGTCTGTCACCTCCACGGGAGGCTTTTGTTTCTGTGCTGTTGCAAATTGCTCAAACTGTTTAGCAAGCTGGGTAAGCTTGTCTGCTACACTGGATTCCTCAAGAACCACAGCCGCAGGCTTTTCAATTTGATCGCGCATCTGGAAAGTTGTTCGCATTACGTCATGAGCATCTCGCAGAGAAACTTCCTTACGAACCATCTTACCAAGTTTTTGGTCGTAAAAAATGTCTCCTTTTTCTAAGCGATCTTCAACGAGGTCCATAGTTTTGGAGACAATTTTTTGTAAGCGATGAGAAAGAACAATGTTGTCTTCATGTTTAAGTTCATCGTACAAATCTTTCCACCACTGTGTTTTCATCCAATGCTGGATGGTTTGGTAAGGAATGCCAAGCACCTGACCTGTCTGAGCAATGTTACCACCCATCACCACAAAGGTTTTTACAGCATCAACCTTCTGGTCCATGCTCCATGGTTTGTTAACGTCAGAGATTTTACGATTTTTAGAAGCCATTTTGTTTTCCTTTGAAAAATCCACAATGATGTGGCCTATGCTTCTATTGTACCACAAACGGAGCTTCTTGTCAAGCATTATTTTTGTTTATTTTTAGCGGCCCCACAGCCGCTTGCCGACTTGGCTGGCCTCAGGCCGGCCACAGTGCCTGTTTTTGACACATGGAGATTTATTTACGTTCGACACTTGACAAAGTGGAGAACGTGTGCTACAATACATTTAATACATATATATTGTATTTATATGTATTGTTTTTTATTTATTAAAGACTTAAACGCATGTGCATGCGCGACATGCGCATGGGCGTACATGCGTGTGTGTACACGCCTATGCGAGATGTGGGTGTATACATCGAGCGTCTATAGGCCTAGAAGGCCTCTAAAACCTTCTACAATCAATTAAACAGGGTAGAGGAATAGTAGGGTGGCTTCATAGCCTCTGAGAGGCTCTAAAGCCGTTTAAATCGTTTCCCCCCTTTCCCCCAAAAAATATAAAAATTTTAGGACTGTTGGTTTCCTCTTTTTTTGGTGCCGTAAAGTT